CCATATATCCCTCTAAAAACCCACCGTTCAAATGGTCAACCACAGGACGCTCATATTCAGTCTGACCCATACCACCACACTCAGGACACTGTTTCATCGACATAACTCAATTCCCCACCACAAGCACCACACTTCACAACCCCAGGAGCAGAATCCCAAACCCTGCCCCTGGTCATAGCGCCACAAAAATCACAGTCTATATGACGATCATATACCTGTTTAAAACCGGATGTCGTCATCGAACCCTGACGCCGGCTGCGTGTCACCGCCTGGCGCGTCATATCCACTCGGCTTGAAACCCTCATCCTTGCGGCCTCCATCGTCCTCAAACAAATTTAACCATACATCACCCTCTTTATTCGGCAATGGCAATACGTCCAACTTCATACGCAACTTGCCATCCTCTTTCTCAAACGCCTTGCCAATCCGTAACCATACTGGCTTATCACGGTTGGGTATCTCTTTAGCTTGCATGATATTATACATTTTCATCGTTCAATCCTTCCTGTTTATCCGATATCGTAACCCATTTATGAAAAATGGGAAAATAGTTTTTTGAGACCCCCACACACACAGCCGAGGGGTGGGGGGCAAAGGGGTGGTCGCGCGCGAATCTTGTTAACTGAAATCGCGTTAACATTGCACGTTTTGTCGCATAACGTTAATTATGCGCAACGCGTATCGTGCAAATACAATGACTTAGCTGCCTGTGGATAACTTTTTGCCTTTTTTCTGCCTGTTTGCCTGTTTTTTAGGCATATCGTTGTTAACCGAAATCCGGTTGATTTCGCGCGCGTGTAGTGCGTCAGTTGTGTCTTTCTCTTGATGTTCGACCACCTGAACGTGCTTTAGTTTAGCCGCATTGTTCACCTGTTGAAGCAGCTCAAGGTACGACCCACCAGCCTCATGCGTCACGTCGACTTGCTGCTTATCTCCATAAACCTTTGGCAAAAGCCTAGCCGCCGTCCACTTATAGTTGTCAGCGACAAGCCTTGCCGATTGCGGGTCTATTTCGCCGCTTAGGACGCGCCTATTGATCTCGTCTAGCTGATCTGCATAGATCATACCACGCGACGCTAAGGCGCTCATGTAGCGCCTCTCAAAGTCCTTATCGTTGTATATCTTGTTCCAAGTTGCACCCCAACTCGGCATGTCCTTGTCTTTGCAGACGGATTGACCGGAGCGACCACTTGTCACCCTAGTCAGAAACTCGACCCATACCTCTTCGGGTATTTTAGCTGACATCGTCGTCTGGCTCCAATGTTAAAACAAACGTCGGCTTGTCTTCGATCACCAGCAAAGGCTGGCGGCATTTCGAGCATATGATTGATTGCATACGCTCAAAAACATATCCGTGCGTCTCTTGTTCGCACCACTCGCAGTCCACCGGCTCTGTGAAGAACTGCACAAAATGCCTATCCTTATTGATATCCAGCACCTTACCCATCAACGTCCACGCACTCTGCGGCGCACGCCACATAACCAGCCGCGTCAACATAGTTGTCGGTGTGATATGGATTGCTCTTCATTCTGGCGTGCTTGAGCAGCGACATCATAATCCCAACGTCGTTAGCCGATACCTTGTGACCCAAATGCTCAGACCAGTAACGCGCAATGGTATTGAAGTTATCTTCCATATTACCGTGATCGGCGGCGCGATCCTTGGTCACATATTCTTTCGCTGTATCTAAAACCTCAGCTCTATTCATTCTCTTCACCCTTTACGTCAATTACTTTCAAATTACACACTACGCACTCATACCGGCGCTTTGTTAAATCTTCGCCCTTGTACGTCAGCAGCGAGTAGCAACGCGGGCAGCGTTGCTTCGATAGCCGCATTTCCCAGCTTCCGTCGCCCTGTTCAATCATCGCTACTACCCTCAGGAAAAGGAACCTCTACACTAGCAATCGGATCATACCCGCGCAATAGCTCACGCGGCCATATATCCACCTTCACGCCGGTTTTAGTTCGCTGCACGTTCACCGTCAATGTACGCACGTCGATCCACGTTGACACGCCGAGCAGCATATACTCGCGATCCTTTAGAATATCCTCACGCTCGTTATCGTAATCCATCAGAACGGTATCTCGTCGTTTAGCGTTGTCTCCAGCTTCGTCTTCACCTTTTCGACCGTAGCGCCGGTAAATACGTCTTTCACCTGTTCTACCATCTTACTGGCGTGCCAGTCACCCAGAATACGCCCAATCTCGTCCACGCTGTAAACCTGCATCTCGCGGTTATCACGTTTGACCCGGCTCACCTCGTAATCCGTCGGCACGATAGCCAGCGTCGTTCCGTCTGGCATCCTGCCCTCTACCCACTCGCCGGTCAGCGGCTTTACGCCAGCGGCGATAGCTGCCTGTTCTAGCGCCGCCACACCGCGCAGCGTCACCTCGACCTCATGCTCTACGCCGTCGCACTTGTCGATGGCGGCGTTAAGCCTATCCATCTGCGCCTCGAACCTATCACGCAAATCTACCGGCACTAACCACACCAGCCTATCTACACCCCACCGACGCTCCATATCCGACACGACATCATCGTACCTGTGCAGCGCCTGTTGCATCCGCCTCATCGCCGCCTGATTAGGCGCATAGTAAACCTTGTCTGGTTTCGGCTTACCCCTCGTCTTTTTAGCCACCATTTCTATATCCCCTGTCTCTTGTCCATAAACTTGTCGGTCGCATCGCACCCCCTAGTGTGGGGGGTGCGACCGACGATTGTCGGTTTTCGGTGCGACATTTGTCGGCGACGCGACAAATTTGACCTATCTATTTGTTTTCACTAACAATCCATACCTTATTATCGTCGATAGCTATTATCCTTGCGGCTTGCAAATCCTTCCGCGCTTTAGACTGCTCTTGTCGCGTGTGATCGGGCGTTTTTTCGGCATGATAGGCACACCAAGCACGGTAATTTGGCCGCTTATTTTCCATTTTTATGATGTAATCTTGTAGGCTTTCGAGCGCTAATTGCATATTTATATCCTTCTTTGGCGCGCTCTTTTTCTGTTCATCGGTGCGCTGTAACACGATTGAGCTACCGTTTGGCGACGCAATTTGCGTCATTTCCAACGTAATATCGTCGATAGGCTCGGCGTCTTTTTGCTTTTGAACGGACATCGTCACAAGGTTCTCGTCCTTTGTAATCGCAATCGAAGCGTCTACTGCCCCTAGAATGGCCGACGAACCTCTTGCCCCGCGCTCAGAATTTTTGCCCGAATGGTGAACAAACACGACCGCACACTCGAACTTATGCTTCAGTGCGTCAGCCGCCGCGACCGCTAAGCCAGCCTCTTGCGAGCTGTTTTCGTCAGCCCCCAAGAGCGCTCTGGCTAATGTGTCGACATATATACACGTCCACTTGCGGTCTAAACGCTCAATCGAGCGTATCAGCTTCTCTATGTCGGCCTGATCGCGGAAATTGACCGCGATTGGCAGCATATGGAAATGCCCGCTAATCCCCAGCTTGTGCGACATCTTCCACGCCTTGATGCGTTTACCCATACCGCCAACGCCCTCACCGGCGATGTAAAGCACGTCGCCCTGCTTTGTTGGCATACCCTGCCATTCGATGCCGTGAGCCTGACAGAGCGCCATATCGAGCGTAATGAAGCTCTTGCCGCTGCCCGGTGCGCCGTAAATCATGCTCAGGCCGTGCGCCGTAATCAGCCCGACGTCGCCCTCGCCAACCGCCCAGCTTACCGGCGGCATGTTAATGAGGTACTGCTCGTCGACGAACTCGAAGTAATCGCCTTGATTATTATCGTTGTTATAATCATCCGCCTCAACGACTGGCTCAGGGGCAGCCTCGATAACTGGCGTCGCCTTTACAGCGCCCATTAGCGCGTCTCTGTCGTTGCTGACCAGCCAGTCGACGATATCGCCCTTGTCCGGTAGGTTGGGCAGCTCAACGCGCTTTATGCGGTTAGCCACGCCGAACAGGTTAGCGACGACCATATCAGCATGTGCTTTACCCGCCTCGTCGTTATCCGGCAGGACGATAACGTTACGCCCCTCGAACCACCTGTTTAGCACTGGCTGCCACTTCTTAGCCCCGCCGTGGCTCGTTGTGGCTAAAAGGCCTATTGTGGCTACTTTTTCTGCCGCCTTCTCGCCTTCCACGATAAACACCGGCTCGTCTGGCCGCGCTAGGATTTGGTGCAGATTATACGGCAAAGCCTCAACGCCATCCATATTGTAGAGCCAACCGCCCTTACCGTCTGGGCGGCATTGGCGAAACGTCTTTGGCTCGTACCGGCGCACCTGATATTGCACCTCGCCGTGTTCATCTATGTAATCGTAGCAGGCGCTCATAAACCGCGCCGGTTGCAGGCTGACTTGCGCCTGCTTTTGAATACCGAATTTCTTTTCGAGAATGTCTGGAATACTGCCAAGGATAGTCGCGCCCTCGTTCTTACGCACAAGGTCGACGACCCCGCCGCCCTCATTATTCTCGAAGTCAAACCAAGTGCCTTTACGCAAGTCCAGCTCTTTCGAGCCGTGCGTACCCCAGCGCAATATGTGACCGCGCCTGACCGCAGGCTCACCCCAATAAGCCTTTGCGACTGCTTCAGCGTGTGCTGCTATGTTTGTCATCTGATAACCCTCACCCCTTTGCCCTTGTAGGACGGTGGGCGACGCACAAGGGGCAAAGCGCCGCCCACCTAACCGCACTAGAACAGGTCTGCGCCTGCCGTGGCTACAGGAGACACCGACGCCACTGGCGGCGCGACCATCTCCGGTGCGGGTTCGTTTTGCGCCGCGCCGTCAATCGCAGCCGGACGGTCAGTCCAGCCCACGATTGTCAGCTTTGGCGCTTTAAAGCGCAGCTCACCTTGCGGCGATTGCACCTTAACTGTCTCAGGTGTGCCAGCCTCAATGACCGGCACCTTGCCTGCATTTGCGTGCCTCTCAGCCTCGAACTCGTCGTGCAGCGCGTCGATGACGCGTAACACTGTCTTGGCTGAATGGCTAAACTCGCGCGGGCCTGCCTCGCCTTGGATCAAGACGCGGAAGCGAACCGCCTGCTTATGCTCGTCACTTGGCTTGGCTGGCATAGGCTCGCCAATATTCACCATATGAAAGTCTGGTGCGCCTGACGCAAATGACAGGTAACCCACCTGCATTGCCGCCATATCCGCCACAAACTTGAACGGCGTGGCAAGCTCGTTCTCTTGCTTACCCCAAGTGCCGTCTGCACCTTGTACTCGATCCTGAGCGATCCAGTCTCCGCCCTTTGCATCGAACTTCACGATTGGCAGAATATCACCGCTGCCACGGTTTTCTGTGCTAAATCCTAGCGCCATAACGTTTTAACTCCTTAACGTCAACTTTAGTTATCAAAAGACCTGATGATTTGCAGGTCACTCACTTTGTAGTACGCGCAGACGTCGGCGTCCTGTGGGTCGCCTCGGTCTGCCCGACCACCCTTCGCCACCGTAAACTCCGCCGCAAAGTCGAGCTTTGCGAGGCAGTCTATGTAGAGAAGCAATAGATAACACTTTAAACCAGTGCTATCTGTCAACTGTTTTGCCTTCAGCACCTTGCTGAGGCTAATCATTACTGTCGGGTATGCGTCGTGCATTACCTTGCGCGCCTTGACCTCAGCAAAGCCGCAGATGCTGTTACCGTCCTTGCGGTCGTGGATGGCAAAGTCCAGCTCGTAGCGCATTGGCAGCTTATACATATCATAGCCGGAGCCTGACAATAGGTTAGCCACGCGCTGCTCATTGTCGAGGTCGGCGGCTGTCTCATACATTGGCCTAGCCATTGTGCGCCTCCTTGATAGCCCACAATATCCGCGCCGCCACTTGCGGCACGATGCTATTGCCTAATTGTTTAAGTCTGTGTACCCGACCGGGTACCCCATTAGCCACTCGACCCACTGCGGGTTCAGGCTCCCAGAAACTCTTTTCCCATCTGGCTTCTCCACCGCATAATCCAGCCGATCCCTCATTGTCTCGTTTCTGCCCGACCCCTTGAAGTCGCTGGCTGTCGGCGTTGGGTACATCTTCGGCTCCTGCGCCTCTCGCCACTTCCTGACCGTCTCTGGGTCTACCTGCTCGCGCAGATTGCTCGGCAACGCCCTGCCCTTTCGATGACCTTCCGCCATCTTCTTGAGGCTCTCCTCTGACCGCTGCGGCAGATGATCCATCGCGTTTGGCGTTGCCCATAGATTTGGTTCCTCCGTCTGGCGCTGGAGTTCCGTTTCCTCTGAATTTTTCCCGCCGTATTTCACTTGTTGCGTCAGGTTCGCAAACCCATTCTTGCGGTCTTTTTTTCTTTTGCTGTTCATGCGTTTCCTGAAATTTTCCGGCGTCTCGTCTATCTCCATTGACCGAGGAGTGAGCCACAATCCAGCATCTGTCTCTGCGGTGGCGGGCGTCTGCGGCGACAGCCGGAATAACAAAGCACCTTGCTTGGTATCCTTCGGCTTCCAAGTCAGATAGCACCTCGTCGAGGCCCATAGAGATGTGTCCAGCAACATTTTCTCCAATAACCCAAGTCGGCCTGACAGCTTGGATAATTCTAAGCATTTCCGGCCAGAGGTGTCG